GCTTGGAGACACACAAAAGAAATACTTTAAAGAAAAAAGAAATAACTAATATATCGTCCGAGAATTCTAACGAATCCTCTGACAGACCATCTGAAAAAGTTTTAGCCGTTAAGCCTGATGCGGTTGTTAGCTCACCCAAAGGTAACAAGTGGGGAAATGCTGATGACCTGAAAGCTGCTCAATGGATTTACTCGCAAGTCCTGATAGTTAGCCCATCGACTAAAGAGCCTAACTGGTCAACATGGGCTAACGATATTCGCCTGATGAGACAGCTAGACGGACATGCACACCAAGATATTTGCAGAATGTTTAAATGGGCTAATCGTGACTCGTTCTGGTGTAGCAATGTGTTGTCACCTGCAAAGCTACGTGAGAAGTGGGAGACGTTGACCATACAGAGCCAACAACCCAATCGAGGTAAGCGACAGGTTGATCCTGAACCAGCACAGAGCTGGAATACTCGTGAAGCATGGGAGAATGATTTTATATGAAGACTAATCTGGCTACTGCAATCGCTAATCGTGATGCAGGCGCATTGGCTAGAATGGCTCAGAGTAGCACCCCGCAAAAAGTTGTAAATAATCATGCTGAGCAACTAGTCGATGTATTATTCCGAAATCTGAAACAAATATTTCCAGCCTCAGTAAACACCATTTTCAAAAACGAGTCAGAGGAACTTACTGCAAAACGACAATGGATCGCCGCCTTTGCAGAAAATGGAATTACTACCAGAGAGCAACTTCAAAACGGTATGCGACATGCAAGAGCAAGTGATAACCCTTTCTGGCCTGCTGTTGGTCAATTTATCAAGTGGTGCAAGGAAGAAGATTATGTAGCTCTTGGTTTGCCTGACGAGGATCAGCTTTACGAACTCTATCGAGAATACTGCAAAATGCGTGGTTGGCGTGAAATGAAATGGCCCTCAAACGCTTGCTACTGGATGGTTACTAAAATTTACTCTGAGATGCGAAGTAAAAGTTTAACGGATAGTGAGGTTAAAAAGCTTTGCGCCAAAGAGTTAAGAACCATGACTGCAAGAATCAAATCAGGTGAAACTATTCCAGCGCCAGTTAAACAAATACCTCAGTTACACATTCCAGCCAGCAAAGAAAAGTCATTAGAACACCTTGCTTCAATTAGAAAGAAATTGAATCTTAACCCTAAATCTATTTAAGGAAATAAACATGAACTTTTTCAAAAATGCGATTGTATATCGTATGACTCGTGACATTCAAATTTCAGCAGAACAACTTGAAGAGGCATTAAAAATTTTAGCATTTACACCATGCGGTAGCCAAGATATGAGTCGCTCTGGTTGGGTGTCACCACTTGGTAATCACGGTGAGATGTTAACTCACGTTGCTGGCAATCAGATTTTACTCTGCCTCAGAAAAGAAGAAAAAATATTGCCATCGACAGTTATCAAGGAAACTCTACAAGGAAAAATTGAAAAACTCGAAAGTGAGCAAGGTGTTAAACTGAGAAAGACAGAAAAAGCGACATTAAAAGATGAAGTCATTCACTCTCTCTTACCTCGCGCATTCAGTAAATATTCTCAAACTCAGATCTGGATTGACTTGGATAAGCAAAGAATTATCGTTGATGCCAGTAGCTCTAAACGCGCAGAAGATTCACTTGCATTACTTCGTAAGACATTGGGCTCATTGCCAGTCATTCCACTTCACACCGAGCAACCAGTCGAGCTAACACTTACCGAATGGGTTCGTAATAATGATACTCCAGCAGGATTTATGCTTCATGACGAAGCTGAATTAAAAGCGGTGTTAGAGGAAGGCGGTATTGCCAAGTTTAAAAAGCAAGATTTAGCTTCAGACGAAATTGCCACTCATATTGAAGCAGGAAAATATGTCACTCAGTTATCTATGGATTGGCAGGATCGCATCAAATTCACGTTAACCGATAGTCTTATGCTTAAGAAAATCAGCTTATCTGATGTTTTGAAAGAGCATAACGACGACATTCATCATGATGATTACGCTCAACGATTTGATGCTGATTTCATTCTGTTTATTGGTGAGTTTTCCGTACTAATCGATGAATTAGTATCTGCGCTAGGTGGCGAAGCTAAGGCTTAACACGCAAGAGGATTTTTAGATGAAAGGAACAACTAGCGCTGTCTTGATGTGGATATACGCATCAGAAGCAATGAGCCGAAAATTACAATATGTAAAAAGTGGTGGAGGAAGAGTTGATTACAATCGAACATTACATAAAACATATCGCAGTGAGCGAGTTTTGTATCGTCTAATGAAATTAGATGCGGCTGTATTTTTTAAATCGATTAAATCTAGCCAACAGGAGGCATCTAATGCAGGGAACTAATTGGGTTAAGGTGAGTGAGAGATTGCCTAACGATGAGACTACGGTACTGGTTTTCTCTAAAGGCTACACATGGATAGCAGACGTTGACCATGGTGGTCAGTTTTACCCTGATGAATGGAGCTATGGCAGGGATATCATAGCCGATGAAATAACACACTGGATGCCACTCCCACCAATGCCAGAGGGTGAATGATGGAATCACCACTTGCACGAATGATTAAGCAACAGGTGTTCGATGCCAACGTCGACAGGCTTGTAGCGCTCAATGATGAGCAATGGGATTTCATACTGAATGACCAAGACAAATGCGCGTGGGCTGGCGGTCATTATTACGGACACGATTATCATGAGTGGGAAATTTACATTGCCTACGATATCAAATATGTGAAAACAGGATTACGGGAGCCGTTGTTATGAACGAACTCAAGAAATGCCCGTTTTGTGGTGGTGAAGCAAAGACAGAAAAATATTTACTGGTTTATTGGCGAGTGAGATGTACTAAGTGCTTCACACTACAAACTGAAATGGTTACATCGGAGAAGTCAGCCATATCAGTATGGAACAGGAGAGCTAACAGTGAGTGAATTAAAAAAATGGTTTAACCCATTTTACTGGTTCCGTTCAGCAATAGATAAGTTTGAATCTCATTTATGGAAAAGTGTAAATAGAAGAATTGCTGAAACCACCTATTGTAATGATGATCAATTAAAACCTTGCCACCATTGCGAATCTGAAAAACTGGAGGTTATGCAGGTATTCAGCAATTCATTTGTTCAGTGTAATCACTGTGGTGCAAGAGGCCCTATTGCTGAAAATATGGATATTGCAGTTGAGTATTGGAATGCGCGAGGTAACTATGGAGAACTTCTGTCTACACGAATCAACGAAAAAACTATTTGATAACAACGTAATCGAACTACTTAAATCCCACCAAAAACTCAGTGTCACAATCAAACCCTATAAACCCAAAAGAAGCCTCTCTCAAAACTCATTAAGCCACGTTTGGTACAAAGAAATCAGCGACTATCTGATTAATTCAGGTCGTGAGTTCTGCACTGAAGCGTGGGTGAAGGAAAGTTTAAAGGCCACTTACCTTGGATTTGAAGTGACTGAGTACACCGATGTGTTAACGGGTGAAAAGACGCAACGAGAGACGCTTAGGCACACTTCAAGGTTAGATAAAGGGGATATGCATCACTTCTTACAGAGAGTTGAAGCATGGGCTTTACAGTTCGGTTTAATACTAACTACTCCAGAAGATAGCGAGTATATGAAATTGAAAAGGGAGCAAGACGAATGACACCAGAAGAAAAACTAAAGCAATACGACGAGAAGTTAGAAGAAGCTCAGAAGTTGGTTCGATTTATCGAAGAAAGTCGCCGTGAGCACATTAACCGCTACAACTTAAACAGGAAGTGATCATGACTGAAGAACAATACAGGACTTATGCACAAGTGATAGTGGCTGGTCGTGAGTTTATCTCATTTAATCACAACACCATTTCAGCGGTAACAGGATTAACGCCAGCAAGAGTTGGAACTATTTTAAGAAAGCTACTTGCATTTAAGTGTGTAGAGCATGTTGAAACAAAGAGCCGTAAACGCACTCGCCCAATCAATAACTACGCAGTAACAGACGATGCAATTACTCGACTGAGAAGTCAGTTTGAAAAAGAGCGATTGGCTAATCTCCCACTCTTCCCAAAAGCAAAGAAGGTTGAAGCAAAGAAACCTAGGAAAGTGCTGGATGATTTTATGTGTGGATTGTCATTTGTCGATAAGGCCAACGTCTCAGGCATGGGGAATCCGATGTTGATGAAGTTTGATTCTTTATTGAGTGGGGTGAGAGCGTGAAAACCAAGTCAACAAAAATGGAACTGGTTAAGTTTGAAAGAAACGAAAACCTATTTCTTAAGGAATATAACGTTACTCACAATAGTGAGACTACAAAATTAGAGCAGAAAATATCTATTGCCAGAGATAACTTTGGAAAGTTTGAGGTAGATATTGAAATGGATGGATTCCCTCGTATTAGTGATGAAACCGAAGCACTACTCAAATACGGAGAGTGGCTAGAGCGACTAGGTATTGCCATTAAACGTGAAGCTAAACGTGCGGTAAAGCGAGGCGTTCAATGAACTGC